TCACCATTGTCCCCGCCCTCGGAGCTTACATCTACGCAACCGACTTCCAAGGTCACCGCGTCACCTTGATTAATAGATTCAAACGCAATAGGTAAAGCTGGATTAAATATTGATAGATCGGTAGTGGTGCTGAACGCGCCAACTGCCGCAACTTTTAGAAGATTAATATAGAAGAAGAATGTACCAACACCCCGCCATTGGTATTGTATATCAAATACATTGCCCTTCGATAAATCAACGCCCGTGGGAATATCAATAACGGTTTCTGTGTCTGTTGTCACGCTATCTATAGTAGTACGCACAACTCCGTATAGAACACCTGCTCTAAGCCTGAACATTACGCCAGCCTCAGAAGTGAATAAACCCATGGAGCGTTCACCTGCTGCTGAAGCAGTTGGAAAGAAAGCCGAGTCAGACCATAGATGACCTTTGTTAGGCTCATATCTAGGATGCCTAAACGTTCTCAGCCCGCGTTTTTGGTTAAGCGTCCCCGAAGCCAGTAAAAGTTTCCCGTTGTCTGAAGTAGCAGACACAAAAGCGGCTTGCTCTACGTCGTCAATCATCTCATACCACTTAGAGCCGGGCACATTATAAGTAAATACCCCGTGCAGGATTGATTTATCAGTTACGGCTTTATTCCTAAACCAAGCATCTGTGTTATATGTCTTGGTTAGAACGTCCTCAACGTGAGGTATCAAAAGATTATGTACGCTCGACCTGTCGGCGCTTACTTCGAATACTCCGCTGTCATCACCCGCTTGAATGAATATAAAGTCACCTGCTCTAATCTGCTGTGACTTAGCTATGAAATAGTCATCCATCAGTACAACGGTGATACTATCCGAAGTTTTATAACTGTATAGATTCGGCGTATCTGAAGAGTGCGCCCCTACTGGAGCAAAGTTACTTTGATCGAACATATAAACTCACCTCTAAGTCATTAATAGAACAGTGCCGCCTAAACGCCTTGCATAGACATTGCCTGTGCCTGTTTGATCGTCAATGGCGTGTCTAGGCTCAATTACCAAGCCTTTTTCTGAAGCTGCGGGCAAGGTTGCTTTCCTCACCATTTCAACATCAGTTAAGCCGATATTCTGTACTGTGAACGCTGAAGCCGTTGTAATTTCCTGCCATGCTTCCGTTAAGTCTGTTTCTGTTGTTGCCATAATAGTTCCTTTAGTTATCTATTTTCGATTGGATGAAATTGTCCGTCAGTACAATGAAATACCTCATGCCCTAAGACTTCTAAGTACATAGAATCGTATTCGCTCTTGGGTTTGGGTAGTGTCACGTTACACCAGCCATCACCGTATTCAGCGTAGCCCAATAAGCGACCGCTAGCGTTATAGCCGTTAGGGATAGTTGATTTAGGGTCATCATTCCAATTGACTGTTAGAGCAAAACTGTTCTGCTGGCTTGGTGGCAATGGTTGACCCGTAACGCACCCGCTCAATAATAAAAGCTGAAGCAGTGCGAGAATGGCGATTGATTGAAATACGTTCATTAGGCTAGCTCAATGAATCGTTTAACCGATACGTCGTCTATATCGCCCACGAAGTTAAGGTCTGCTCTATTAATTAGGCTTGTCGCGTTAGCTGTGATGTTTTCGCTATAACTACCCACTGCTGTTCGCTGAGTGCCTAACTGAGTGCCTAACACTGGTGTTACACCGCCAGCACTGACACTTTCAATAGAGAACCTATGCCTATAGACAAACCCTGATACAACTATTGATGCGTCTGACAAGTCGCTATCACCCACTTGAGTACCATCTGAACTCGCAGTACCGCCAGAGATAGTCCATCCCGTACCTTTTGTCCAATCCGTATCAGCATCAAACCCACCATTAACACCCAGCTCACCACCCAACCAAGCCTGATCTACGCTATCAAAGCTGTACTTCTCAGCATCAGCTGACGTGATGTTAACGGCTAGACCGTGTTGATCGTTTACGTTGTCATACAGCACTAAATCATTGAGCCATGTTTCTTTTATGTCGTATTGGCGTACTAGTGTTCCTGCGTCTGTTATTTTGACGTTTGAGATAATGCCGTTGAAATACGCATTGTTTGCATTTGAGTTGCCTATTACGAATGAATTAGAGCCTGTGTACGGCACAACTGTCAGGGAGCCTAGACTAATGTCATCTAAGAATAACTCTAAAGACGTTCCAACCAGTTTGTATTTTATTTTATGTAACTTGCCGTCATGTGGCGTATATGCGGTATGCAAGTAATTATGTTGAATTCCAGCAATCCATACTGTAAATTTTGATACATCGAAATTAAAATAATAGGACGCGGCATGACTATCACCCATTAATATCTGATTGGTTGTCGTGGTTGTAGAAAACTCCACCTCTACTTCAAAGTCGCCCGTTAACGTAACCGTCGGTATCGTGTAATGCTGACTACCCGCCGCTGTTAGTTCAGTAAAATAGCGTGTGCGCTTACCACTACCTGCTCCCCCACCAAACAGATCGAACCGATCGAATATGTCGAAGTCTTTTATCATTGGCCTATAACCACCCTATGTTCGCCCGTTCCCCATAATTGATCACGTTTCTTTTCGTAATCAGCTTTGAATGAAGGATCAGAGTTAATTTTACGGTTACCAAATTCATCTTTGGCGAATTGCATTGACCTGACCTCTTCTTCACTCACTGAAGGCGCGTTGTTTAATCCTTCAGGTGATAAAGGCGCTGATCTAGTCAATCCGATTAAGTGCTCCAAAGCCTGCACACTAGCCGCAGTCGTGGTCATTTCTTGGAAACCTTGCACTAGATCTTCAGATAAGTTCGCATTAGCCCACGAATTTAAGTTACCAAGGCGTTGATTAGCGTTAGCACCTAATGATTTAATCTCGTCGGCCTTGTTTTGCTCAATAGCTTCACCTTCAGCAAGTTTAGTAATGGCGTATAGCTCGACCATATCGTTAAAGCCTTTCTGATCCATGCCTGACTCTTTAGCAAACTTCATTGCTTCACCTAGCATAGGATCGTCATCGGCAATCTCTACGCCTTGCTCCTTTAGTGCCTCGCTTAATTCAACTGCGTATTCTTCAGGAGCACCCGTAAATGAACCAAAGCGGCTTTCTAACTCGTTATAAGCTTTCGCCTGTTCAGATACCGTCTTGTATTTGTCTGATTTAAACCAGTCTGGCTGCTCACCTTCGCCCTTTACAGACTCGCTTAGGCTCCACGCGTTATCCTCAGTAGTACCATTGACCGCCTCAGCAACCCTTTGCTCGTCTGACACGCTCTCTGTGGCTTCTACGCTATCAGATACGGTACTTTCGCCACCTTCTGCGGCCTCATTCATGTATTTAAAATTATTCATTAGTTTCCACCCTCTTAATTGTTAATAAAATAGCTTTGATAAATCTCTTCTGGCCTTCATTAATACCTATTTCAACCTTGCCCATGTTGGGTTCTGCTGTTGAAGTCATGATTAAAGCTTCAGTCCATAACTGTAATAACTCAACACCTGATTCATTTTGTGCAAATGTCGCGTGTATCAGGTTATCTAGCTTATCGGCCTTGGCTTTAAACTCTTGTTTCTGTCTCTCTGCCTCTTTAGGGTCAAAGATCAGGTCATCAAAAAATGAATTAGACTGCTCCAACTTCGCCCCCTCCCTCGATTGTTTGCTCGGCTTGCTGCTGTACTGCTGCTGCAATTTTCTTGGTTTCTTCTTCGGTTCTCACTAATGAAGCGGGTACACCTAAAGTTTCCTGCCAATACCTAGGTAAGTCTTCAATTTTAACGGATGCAGCTACTACTTCAGGCGGTAATGATTGTGAAACGCTGGTAAACCACAACTGACTGTTTTGGAAGTCTTCTTGACCCTCGGCCTTGGCTAGTGGGCTGGTTAGTCTGATAGTCACTTCACGCCCATCTACCAAAATATCTGGGAATTTACCCAATGACCTTAGAATGTCTATCACCGCATTGATAATAGGCTCAATGAGTTCTGTTTTCTGTCTACCAAAACTAGCGCCTTGAGTTCTAAGCATGTCTTGGTTTCTTAACATGATCTCGGTAGCAGTTCTCACCGGGTCGGATAAGTCACCCAGTGGATCAGCAAACAAGGCTTTACGAATAGAGTTCTGCAGATCATTTAAAAGACTGCCCCCGATACCTAAGTCCCCTGAGCGCGGCAAAGCGGATAAGGAGGGGTTACCGTTTGCGTTACTTCCTACAGGGATAATGGCACCGGGCGCA